GTCTAGGTTTGAGAGTTGGTTATTCGGTGATTTTCCCGCCTTCGCGGATGAATGCATTTCGCTTCGGGTGAGAAAGATTGTTGAAGGAAGCGCGGGAAAGTTTTTTATTTGCGTCGCTGTCGTTGATGATTTCATCAACCGCAGGGTGACCGGCGCTTGCGATCATTTCGGCGGCTTTGGCGGAAATGGCATTTGCGATTGCCTCGGGAGCTTCAACGGACGCGACAAGCTCCAGCGCCTTCGCCTCGATGACTTCGGGCTTGGCGAGAGCTTCAGCGACTTCGCGAGCTTCCTTGTCAGCCTTGGCCTGAGCTTCGGCGGTTTCAGCCTTCGCCTTGAACTCGCGGAGTTCGTCAGCGGCCTCGGCCAGAACGGCGTCGGCTTCTTTCAGCTTGTTGGTAAGCGTCTGGATTTCGTTAGCCGCATTGACGAGTTCGCCATTTGCAGCTTCCAGCTTTGCGGTAAGTTCGCCATTCGGCAGGAGTCGGTCAAGAATGCTCATACGGTTATTGGTTTCGGATTTCGCGCCCTTGCCGCCAATGTCAACGGCGGATTTCCCGACGATGGAATCGGCAAACTTGCGCTCGATAGCTTCCGCCGCGCCCATCCAAGTCTCCTTCTTCATCAGTTCGCGCATCTCGTCTTTGTCAGCGCCGGTAACGCCTGCGTAAATGCTGGCGATCTCATCGCTCATCTCGTCGAGAATCTTCGCGGCTCGTGCGTGGTCTTCGGAATCCCCGCCGACCGTTTGCTGCGCTTCGTGAATCATGATCCGCGACCCTTGTGTGATTCGTCGCTCGTCTGCCGCCATGAAGATCACGGAAGCCATGCTGGCGACGATGCCGTTGCCGGTGGCGATGACCTTAACGCCGCGTTCCCGCATCCCCATGAGGGAGTGGTAAACGCGGTATCCGTCAAGAACGCTGCCGCCTGGGCTGTTAATCTCGATTTCCAGCGTCTCTAAAGCGTCGTCAGCCTTTGCCGTGAACTCGCCAATGCGGAGGTTCTCGGCAACAGCCTTAGCCCCGTAGAGCTTTTCGATGTCACCAATCAGGTCGTCGGAACTCCACGGCGTCACCGCATCGTTCAGCTTCACCTTTCCGGTTCGGTTTTCAATTTGAATCAGGTTCATCTTCTTCGATGGGGTTGGGTTCTTCCATGTCGGGCGCGTCGCCCTGCTCGCCCATTTCGTTAGGCGTGAGCATTGCCATCTCCCGGTCTTCGATCTCAACGCCAGCGGCTGCGCCCACTTCGGCGGCTATCAATTTCCGCAAGACGATCTCGTTAGCCCGCTCGCGGGTAAATTCTTCAATGTCGCGACCGTTGGCCTCGATGACTTCGGTGAGATTGCGGGTGCCTGCCCGCCAGCCTTCAAGTAAAGCCTTATCCTCGCGCCCGTCGTCAACCGATAGGCGAGGCGGCTTGGAGAATCCCCATAAGGTCGGATTTGCTAGGAAGACTTGCGATCCATTGGCGCGGGTGATCTTGCCTTTCGACTGAGCGAATGCGGCAGCGTAAGAGACAACGCGCTTCGCAAGGAAGAGGATCAGGCGTTGCCGCTCGCCCACAGCTCGACGGGCGCGCAGGATGTCGGCCCGCTCGGCTGTTCCTTGACCGGCTGATTTCCAAACCATGCCGTAGCTCCAGCCGGAACCGACAACGGAAGCCCGGTTCAATCTGTCCTGGAAGCTTTCCCAAACATCGCCAGGATTGTCGTGCTTGATGACTTCCAGCTTCTCACCGGAGTTCGCCCGCATGTAACGGGTCATTCCGCCTTGATAGCTTTGGAATGTAATGCCACCAGAGTCTTCAGTGGATTTTCCAAGCGCGATGCCGGGGTCATCAAGATCCGGACCGCCATGCTCGTTGTATTCAATCAACCCGATGGACGAGATGATGAGTTGGCGAATCCGCTCGTATTCGGTCGATTGAAGACAGTGCTTTAGGTCTTCGACGGCGTGCGTGAACGTCGGGAATCCTCGTCCCTGATCGCTGAAATCCTTGTCGTAAACGTGGACAATGGAGCTTGCCGGGATGTCCTCAAATTTATCAACGTCGGTTTCGCCAGCTACACGGTAGGCAATGGCTCGACCTTGTTTGTTGTAAATGATTCCATCCTTGATTCTTGCGCCTTGGTATCTTCCTTCGGTGATTTTGGCTTCGTTCCCGCCACCTCTTACTCGGTGACTAGGAATGTTTTGGAGAAGCGGAAACGTGCCGTCCCCGGTCATCGTGAGGAGCGTGAAATGATCCCCGAAGTCAATGTCCTTGCTGGCGTCGTTTAGATACTGGTGCCAATCGTTGATCCCGCCGCGCACATCACAGTTGGGCATCCAAACGTTTTTAAGCCAGCGTTCAACGGCATCGCCGTTTGCCGTGTCGTCTCCCGCGTAGGCCGGAATCCATGCCTGCCCGACTGAGTATTGAGCTTTCTGCGCAACAATGGCTTTCGGCACGCCCATGTTTGCCGCCAGCCGCTTTGACAGCGAGACAAGCGTGCGCCGGTCATTTGACGGAATCAGCTTGTCGATGTCCGTGTCGTTGATCGAAAACTGCGCCCCACGCGACCGGGATCGATCGGAACCGTGGGCGAATCGACTGGAATAAACAACCGGAGCACCAAATTCGTCGAGGATAGCCATATTAGAAAATCGCTCGGGTGTCGGTGTTTAGCGGTCGCCCCGCGTCAACCTGGTTGATGACGTAGCGCAAAAGCGTCAGACGCTCGGTGTTCGACATCGTGCGCCTGCCGGAAAAAGTCTGCCCGTTCACTGTCGAACTGGTCAGCTCGAAAGCCGCGTCGGGGCTTGTTGCCAATGATAGCGCGAGCGATGACGCCTCGGCACGAATTGCGGCAACCGCAACCGCGTCGTCCTTGACGGTCAGGTAAATCGTTCTGGCAAGGCGAGCGGACACACGCCCCGAATCAAGCTTGGAGCGCGAATGTCAATCAGTCTTCCCCGCCCTCGAAAAGCCGGAACATCCGTGCCGCTCCGGTCTGGTAAACCTCGCAGTCGTAAAGGTGATTGGCGCGGGACTTCTGCACCCATACCCGCTTCACCTGCTGCTCTCGACCAACTTGGAACTCTTCCATTCGCTCGGCTTTAAAGTGCTTCCGGTAGGCATTGGAAACGTCGGAGAAAACGCGCCACTCCGCGCCCTGCCCTGATGACAAGCGGGCGAGCATGTCCTTGAGTGGATTAGTCGCCACCCATACCCATCGTGCGATTCCGCCGCGTGGCGCGGGCTTTCGCTGAATCTTGGAAAACGGATTCTCGATTTCCTTTCCCGACTTCGATTCCGCCTTCCAACCGGTCCTTGATCCGTCCCCTTTGATGCCGACCCATCCACGCCTTACGATCAGGTTAAGGATTCGCGGCTCGTCGTATCCGATGTCGATGAACGTCTTGTTTGGGTCAACTTTGTAGCGTGCGATCAGCTCGGTCAGTTCCGTTTCGTCGCCGCCCCTGCCGGGAACGTAACCCTCCCAGAGCAAGGTTGACTCACCGCCCTGCCACCATGCGCGAATCACCATCCAGAAGTGGTCGCCGCCAACGTCGATAGTCGCAACCCGGCAAGCTTCGCCATCCAGCGGCTGACCCTCGGCTACGTCGTCGCGGCTGTAACCTGAGACGGCTAGCGGGGCGGCAGTGTCAACCATGTCCTCGGACCAGAACTGCGCCCGTCGTTTCTGTTTCCACTGCCGGAGCTTCTCAACCGCGCCGGCCTTGGCCATGCGGGTCGCCTCCAAGAATCCGAGAACCTCGTTCGACCACGGAATCCACCAGACTGCCAGCGAGTCAACGTGGAAGCCACGATAGCCTCGGACGGGTGATTCCCCGCCCGGTGACATGTAGCCTTTCGCTCCGTTCTCCATGTTGGACGATGAGAGCAAGCGGCGGTTTGCCACGGTGTCGGCGTATTCCTGACCGCAGTCGCAGCGCATTCTTGCGGTGTCTGAGCTGGCTTGCTCGTCGAGCTTGCCGTCGACCTCGATGCGGTCGAACTTGAGATCTTCAAATGAAAAGGGGCGCGGGTTGCGGCAACCTGGGCATTTCCACCCAAAGGACGCCTTGTTGGTTTTCTGCCATTCAAGGTCAAACTCGCTGCCGGTGTATCCGCCCTGAGAGACGAGGTATATTTTCCGGTTCCATCTGTCGTGATGCCGCGCCAAGAACTCGCGGACAAGCCCCGGCTTCCATGTCCACACCTCGTCCCCGTAGAGCCAGCGCATCGACTTCTCTTGGAAGTTCGACAGGTTCGCCCCGCCCATGATAAGCGGCATGTGCGGGAAAAGAATTTCGAGCTTCCTCGATTTGTGGCGATCCTCGGGCCAAAGTGCCGCGAGCATGGCGCAGGATTTAAGGGCGGGGGTAAGCCGGGACTCAGCCCAGAACTTCGCGTCCTCGTCGGTCTGGGACGCGTAAAGCATCGGGCCGGGATCTTCGGAAACGACGTAGGGAATCAGAGCTTCCGCCATTGTGGATTTGCCCGATCCGGTTGGAGCTAGGACAACGATGTTCCGCGTGTCAAAGTCGGCAGCGCATTCCATCGGACCCTTCCACCAAGGAGTCTGCTCCGGGTCGAACTTACCGGATCGCTCGCTATTCTGAATCTTGACGTTAGCGGCAGCCCACTCCCACGGAGTCAACTTAGTCGGTGGTCGCCAACCTAAACACGCGCCCTCAATGACTGGATTCTTCCGCATAAATGGCGTTGGTTTCATCGGATAGCCGGGTGAGGATCTCAATAACCTCGGCTTGAATAAGCTTCTGGATAGCGGACGCTTCCAATCCTTCAGCCCTCGGCGGAATGTCGGCGGCGAACTTAAGTAGCTCGCCACGAGCGGCGGATACGACTCGGGTTATCGACTGGCGAACCTCGCCAACAGGGACAAGCTCGCGAGTCTCCATCTGGACGGCAACGATTCCCTTCAGCGCGAGAACCTTTTCTTTGAGGATCTTTACTGTGTCGATGTCCTGCGCCTGCCTGATGGCAAGCTCCATCTCTTGTAGGCTTTGAGCTGTAGCGGTCGCTTCCGGTAGCGCCATCTTCGCGCCAGGCTGAATCCGGTGGTTCCTAGAACTAGCCCACGCAGCCATTGCCTCACGGTTCCAAGGGTCAACCCCTTGCCTTTTGGCCTCGTCCCAGTCCTTTCGGTTAATGCCGCGCTCGCGACATGCTTCGGCTATTGTTGTCCTTGGCATTTGGTTCCTATCTTATTTCTTGTTGCATACTTAATTCCCGCGCGACGCAG